ATATTTCTCACATATATTTGCAAAAAACAACAACATGACACCAAAGAAGCGGGTAAACAGACGCAGAGCCAAGACTGTCGATGAGAGAGGCAACAGGATCAAGGTTAAGGTTGACAGGAAGGGCAATTTCAAGCGTGCCAAGACTTACAGTGACGAACCTATAAATGAAGTCATAGACAAAGTGGGTAGACTGCACCAGGACGTCCAGAAGAGACAGCGGCGTATTGCCGCCAATAAGCGTTTGAAGCGCATAAAGAGGGACGTTAAAAGAGCAGCTACTGAGACCAGTCAGGCTTATGAAGATAGAATCAGACGGAAAGCCAAGATCAAAGACATCTCTAAGCTGAAAAACAAGGGGTAATCCACGGGGCTTGACTATGTCAAAAAAAACCACTACCTTTGCTTCGCCGAATCAGGCAAACAGGTTGTGTCAAGCCTCCCGCGATAGGGGGGTGTATGTACGGGGATTCGGTATTTAACCACAATTCGGGAAGCTTATGCGCACAGCCAAAGGGCCTTTGTCTACGGACGAGACAAATAACGATCTATACAGGAAGCTCCTCATTTACCTTGATGACGCCCCGAACTGGGGTCACGCTAAGGCAGACGAGTTGACGTCACCTGATTCACCCAGGAGAGACCCTCTGCGCCACATGATGGCGTCTTCTGAGGTTGTCCAGGAGTTGAAGAATGACAGGGGTTACCCTACTCCTCTTGCTGTTTTGGCTGCAAATTTGCTTGGGTTGGGTCATGAGGTCTCCAACTTTCACGGGGTGAGGAGTATGGGGGAGGACATTCTTAACAACTTCATAGGGAGTATGCCCGCTGCTGTCATGGACGACCCAGAAAAGATCGACAAGATGCTTGAGATGTTGTCGTATTTCATCCCAGACGGTAAGGATGAGTCAGAAGATGATTACGATCAAGGGGGCAGGGTAAAGGATGATGACCCTCCTTTCGATATAAACTCGTTGATGGCGGGGATCATGCGTGTGGAGAGCAGTGACGGGGTCAATATGATGAACCCCACTAGTACGGCCACGGGTAAGTATGGTCAGCTTTTCAGTGAGATTGCGGATCTAGCAGAGCTAGATGGGATCACCAGAGAACAGTTTGCTGAGGAACTCGGTTTGCAAGACCAGATCTTTGCGATGAGAGCTGAGGGTTTGATCCCAGGCATCCCTGGGTTGATAGAAAGTGCTTTTGATCTGACTGAGGAGTACTCACCGCAGTTGGATAGTTTTGATTATAGAGCTGATGAGGTGGCTGCGCTTGTGAACTATCTCGGTAGGCAGGGGACTAGAAATTACTTCGCCAGCCTGAGGGACGGTACCGAGTACAAGGTGCCTGGGACGAACAAGACCCCAGAAGAGTATCTGGAGGAATACAATGTAGGGGTGGCTGCCCATCGTGAAAGAGAGGGAGCACAACAACCGCATAGAACGGTAGACACCGACTTCGAGCCTATCAAGAACGATAAGGGTGGTAGAGTGGTGAAGTACCAGCACGGTGGTAGACATTGGCCTCCAGAAGGCACTGACGCCTTTCCTCCGTCTGTAGCTACTAGACAGGATAGTTTGGACGCTTACGACGCTGCTCAACGGCTACAAAGAATGGTTGATATGTGGCCGTATGAAACTCGTGTAGAAACAGGAGAAGACGTCTTACAAAGACTGGCAGATCATTTTAGAAAAGCTAGAGGAGAATACACTGAACAAGAAATAGCAATATATAATGAGCTTCGTGATCAGGGGATTCTAGGCCAGGGTCGTTATGAAGGCATAGAAACTATAGATGACTATTATGGGGTATATAACCCTACCACTGATGGTGATGTTACTAGGGTTAGAGAGTTGACTACTTCGGTTGTAAATCCTAGACTTCCGCTGGGATACTATGACACTGGCATTCAGCCACAAGGGTTAATTAGAGGTGCCGCCACGCAATACTTGCCGATCGTAAACCCCAGAGAGGTAAGAGAAGTAGAACCGTCTTATGAGCAGGAGAGCGTTGGTGGCGACATTATAGAATTTCCTTACTACGACCCAATAGCGGTAAAACCATACGACCTCCTTACTGAAGAAGAAAAGAAGGAGCGTCGAGAGAAGTATGGTCCAGAGCCCTGGGAGGAAGAGAAGGAAAAAATAGTTAAAGTTGTAAAGCAAGTTTCTGAGCCTGAACCTGAGCCTGAACCTGAGCCAACTCCACAGCCTGAACCTGAGCCAGACCCTATTACTGAACGTAAAGTTAGAGTGGTAAAGGAGCCCATTGGACGACAGCCTCAATACCTGTTCGATGAGGCTAACACTGGAGCTAGAGGTACTACCAGGACAGGTCAAGTTCCTTATGCCATAGTAGAGTGGAACGACAAGAGAAAGCAGTGGAAAGTCAGAGACCTTAGTGACGAAGAGATACAAGAGTATAAGGACAAATATGAGATTGACTTTGCTTACGGGGGCCGTGTGAGTGATAAGATTCGTGTACTTAAAAAAGAAGGCAAGCCTCAGAAACAGGCCGTAGCCATTGCGCTAGACATGCTTGAAAGAGGTAAACTTTAATTGATATATTTGCATCATGGCAACACTTACAGTAACAATAAAAGAGGAGATCGTACTGAACGATACCGAGCACGGGTCGGAGACGATATTCAGTGACACGAACATTGTAGAGTTCTTCGAGCGGATCGTGAGATGCCCTCACACTTCAGAGACAACTCTGTTGACGTTCGGATCTGCAGCAGGTGGAAACACATTTATTGACGCTAGCTGTGAGTACGTTCGCGTCACAAACAATGACGCCACTAACTTCGTAACCTTGAGGATTCTCGGAAACAGCGAAGAGTACTTCGTGAAGATCGAGCCCAAGGGTTCATACCTTCTTTTCAATGATCAGATGGACGCCAACGCCAGTGGATCTGCAACTGCATCTCTGGCTAACATCGATGAAATCAAAGCACAAGCCGACACAGCCACTTGCCAAGTCGCAATATTCGCAGCAGCATGAAGATAAAAAAATACAAAAAGGGCGGAAAGAACAAAAAGGGTAAAAAACGTAATACTATTAATTACGATATCGGCCCAGCCTATTCAGCCACCAGCAAGAGCAGGTCTGTTGCAGACAAGAAGTATCACCACATAGCTTCGGGGTCTGGGTTGGATTCTAAGCTGTATCAGAACCCTGACGGTTCTTATACTAGGAAGTCTGTTGATTCTTCTCCAGCAGAATACAAAAAAGGCGGTAAGATGAAGTACAAGAAGGGTGGTAAGTTCCCTGACTTGAATAAAGATGGTAAGATCACAAAGGCCGATATCCTGATGGGTAGAGGCGTGGGGATGAAAAAGAAGAAGAAGTGAAGCCGAAGCACGCCCTAGCCCGCGATGCGGGTAAGATGAAGGACAAGCGCTTCAACAAGATCTTCTCCAAAGCCTTCCAGGAGGCTCCAGACGAGGTCAAGGATAAAGTTATGTCTGCCATGCAGCAACCCAGCATAGTGCGAGGGGAGATGAACATGGAGAAGATGAACGCCATGACCGACCTGGTTCAGGGATACTTGAACAAAAGGGCGAAGAAAAGAACGGGGAAAGCAGCAGCAGCTGTGCTGCCTGGGCTTGCAGGATCCGCCGTAGCCGCAACGGCTAGACAACCGAGGTACGTCCCAGGGCCTGCAGGGTCGACCGAACCCACTAGATTGACTAACATGCAGAGGTTCGCAAGAATGCTCGGCCTTGGGCCATACTAATGAGAAGCATAAAGAAACCCACTACTAGAGGCAAGCGTAAAAACGTAGCCCCTCAGAACCCCAGGTTCTTACCGTCTGCACAGATGCAGGGAGAAGGAGGGATGAAGAAGCCAAAGCCGCAGAAAGAGCGAAAGCCTAAGGTCAAAAACCCTGGTCGTGGTCGAGGTATGGCTACTGGCGGGCGACGGAAGCTGGTGCGGGCCGTGGATGCCTCTTGCCGCAAGCCTGGCTGCTAATGGGTAGTAAGGGTTACTTTAATCCCCGTAAAAAAAGGTTCAATGAAACTGTCAAAAAATCTGTCACTGAAAGAAGCAACCAAAAGTATTACGGCTTTGCGCCACGGGATAGACAACACGCCCGACGAGCAGGTCATAAACAATTTGGAGCTTATCGCAAAAGAAGTCTTCCAACCGATTAGAGAACACTTCGGTGTTCCGATTGCTGTTACCTCAGGATACAGATCAAAAGAGTTGAACCGAAAGATCGGCGGAAGCACGTATTCTCAGCATATGGCTGGCCAGGCGCTAGACCTGGATGCTGACGTGTTCGGTAAGGTCACCAATGCCGAAATATTTAAGTTTATCTACACTCACCTTGATTACGATCAGTTGATTTGGGAGTTTGGGGACGACGAAGAGCCCGCCTGGATACACGTGTCATACAAGCGAGGAAAAGGGGAGAACAGGAACAGAGCCCTAAAGGCGGTCAAAGAGGACGGTAAGACCACTTACATTTTAATGCAGTGATCTGTAAAACCTCTGCACCATAAGTCTAGCTTTTTGAGTTAGTGCATATCTGACTCGGTAGTTAAACTTGGTTTCCTCTCTAAACAAGTGGTCCTCAAACGTTTGTGACGGAGTGAGCTTGTCAAAGTATTTGTGTATGTACCCTTCTTTCATCAAGGGGTATACGATCCTGTCCCCCATATGATGCTTGTTCATCCCGTATTCTTTTGATGCGTAGTCTAGGGTGAAGAACTCTAAGTCGTATGCCCAGAGCATAAAGTACATTTCTTTCTGAAATAGATCATATTTAGACTGAAAGTCTAAGAGTGTTGATCTTAGGTTCTTTAGGTGGTTTTTAGATATGTCTTTCTGACGTAACTTTGATACGTCACGGAACATTTTAGTTTTGTTCTTCATAATAAATTCAAATGACAAAAACAGACTTCCTTCTTGAACTCACTGAAATCGCATCTCAGCTCGAAGAGCTGCTCGAAAGATACGGTAAAAGAGAAGAGATCATATCCTTGATGCTTACTGGCGTTATCGAAGACAACGAAAAAGGCGAGCGCCACATCAAAGCGGTGTACGGGTACAATATATACGACGAGCAAGAGCTCGAAGAGGTCCTAGACTTCATCAAGGAAAGCTACAGAGGAGAGGCGGGCCCAGATCTCGGTGGATTTGACGTATTCCTGAACTGATGGACGGCCTTATTCGTAAGATCATCATAGGGCAAAACCCTAAGGATGCCATGGCGTACTATATTGGCATGCGTGCTGGTATGGGTGAGGTTAGCACGATTGTGTTTGATGACGCCACTTTGCACCGTCACGGAATCAAGAGATACTTGGTATATTTGCAGACTGACGAGGGTCAGGTCCTATGGAAGTCCATCGATGACATGCCCGTTGTCATTGAATTTGATTTAAATTTCTGATGAGACCATTTGACCTCTTTATCGTCGAGCTAGAAAAGACGATTAACGACACCATCAAGACGGAGTCTGGACTGGAGTTGTACGTAGACACAAAGTTTAACGAGTTTGAGCACAGGGTTACCGAAGGTCCCGTCGTGGCCGCTCCGTTCAAGTATGACACAGGCGTAGAGCCTGGCGACACGCTGTACTTTCACCATTTGGTGGTTATGAATGACGGCCAAGTGCTGACTGGGTTTGAAGATCACTACTTGGTGAGGTACAACCCTGACCATGCGGTGAACAATCAAGCCATTGCTTACAAGAACAAAGACGGTGAAATTGAGTTGCTGGGCGGTTGGACCCTACTGAAGCCAGTAGACGAGCCTGACGACGTTGCCGAGGCTATAATTGAGGTAATCCAGCTCGAAGAAAGTGACAAGCTCAAGGGAGAACTTGCGTTTGAGAGCAAGCACACTGAAGATTTGGGCATCAAAAAGGGCGATATAGTCGGATTCAAGAAGAATATGGACTATCGGATAGTTATTGACGGACAGGAGTACTATCGGGTTCGCGCAGAAGACCTTCTTTATGCCGAAATCTAAGTTTACTACGCTTGAAGCTGCAGTTCGTCTTATGGATAGCATGGAGGCGGCTATCAATAATATGATCGAGGAAGTTAAGAAGCCTGTAGATCCAGATCTGAACGGAGCAGGTCGAAAAGCTGAACTATCTTCGATCAAGCAAACGGCTCTCGACTGTAAAGAACTACTTATTGAGCGCCAAAGGCTAGAACAAATGACAAAGGACCTGAGAAATGACGGCGAGATCAAGCAGGAGAAGGATTATTCTGGTGGATTCGCGGAGCGCTTCTCAAAGTAACTGGAACGGAGAATATGAGAGTTAAAAGAAACTACAGAAAAGAGTACGATAAGTTTCAATCTACCGAAGAGCAGAAGAAGCGTAGGGCTAAACGGAATAAAGATCGCCGCGAAGCTGAGCGCAAAGGAAAAGTAAAGAAGGGGGACGGAAAAGACATCCATCACGCCGAAAATGGCGATAAAATCATCATGCCTGCGTCAAAAAACAGAGGTATATCCGAAAAGAGCCGAATAAAGGGATCTAAGAGAAAGTAAATCCCTCGGCGGGTATCTCCTCAAGCTTATACCTTGTAGAAAGAGTAATTGGTGACATGCGGGTTCAATTCCCGCCTCGCCGACAAATTAAATAAAATGGCAAAAGTAGCTTCAACTTACGAAAAAAAGAACAAGGTCTCTAGACCTGGAGTTCATTCTAAGACTAAAACGTCTTCTAATAAGAGTTCTAAGAACTACAAAAAGACCTATAGAGGTCAGGGGCGATGAAAAGGTTTATTCCTTTGTTTTTTCCTTTGTTGTGTTCTGCGCAATGCGACTTAGAGATTCTGTCCTTCGATCCCGTAGTTGGGGAGATATCGGTTGCTTTCAATAGCACTCAGAGCTGCGGAGGCGCGGCTGGCCCTACAGGAATAGCAGAGATACAGTTTGGGTTTCAGGCCCTAGATGAAGACTGCAATGCTATGAACCAGGGCTGGGACTTTCCTTGGGGGTTGAGTACATCAGACGAAAGCAACCACCCTGGATGGATATATTCCCCCACGACCACGACTCAATCGAGCAACTGGACCAACCTGGACGTGTGGGAGGACTATGACGTAGACCCTCCTTACTATACTGGGGATACAATTACGTTTCCTCTAGGAGACTTCTATCAGGCCAATAGCAGTAGTCTGTACTCAAACCTACTCAATGCCTTTGAGTTTTGGATGGATCAGGGGCTTGGTATTCAAGCTGTCATTTGGCAGATTAGCTACGGCCCTACTATGTACGCTGACAACGGCGGCTGGGCTGAAGTGGGTAGCCTTGGTGATGGTATCACTCCTGATTGTTGTGGCTTGTACGAAGATTCTAACTGGCAAGATAACTGGACCATCATTTGTCCTGAGGATATACCTGAGGCCATCTATGTATGCGACACGGTGTATGTAGACCTACCTGCAGACACCATATATCTTCTAGAAACAGACACAATCATGGAGTATGATACTGCTCTTGTTAACTGGTATTTTTACGATACGATCTATGTGGAATTGCCGCCAGACACTATACCCGTAGCAATTAACTGGTATTTTTACGATACAACGTATGTATATATTACTGATACACTGGTAATTACCGATATTGAAACTACATATCAGACTGACACGGTATATCAGACTGTCATTGATACTATAGTTCAGTATGTAAGTCTTCCTTCAGACACTATCTATACTTATCAATACGACATAGTAGAGGTTGATTGTTCAACTGGTCAGTACTGCTCCACTCCTTTTGAGGATTGTTCTATATACATACCCAACTCATTTACCCCAGATAATGACGGCGTAAATGACGTTTGGGGCGCTGTCACTGACTCTGACTGTTGGATATCCTGGAGGATGATGGTTATTTCTCAATCAGGAGAGGTAATATGGCAAAGTTTTGATTCAGAAGAAGTGTGGTTGGGGGGTGATGAATACTACGTACCGAGCGATGTTTATCTCTATAGGGTAGAGTGTGAGGGATATGGAGAGTCCTATATCGTCAACGGTCACGTAACCATAGTAAGATGAGGGATGAGGCTATCGTCATTGATCCCAATGGTACAAAGGGTGAAGTCATCGATATCGGTGGCATACATATTTGCCTTCCCCGTAAGCCTAAGAAGTCAGAAATCTTGTTCTCAGACAAAGGCAAGGACTTGCAAATGTGGCAAAGGATTCCTATGCCAGAAGAACTGCGTAGGGTTCGTTCTATGGACGAGTGGGGGGAGATGCCAAGGGAGTTCCGTGAACGTTTCCGTCCATACATCGAAGAAGAGTTTAGGCGTAGACGTGATGGCGTTTGGTTTTACAACAACGGTAATCCTACATACATTACGGGCCGACACTATATGGCCCTACAATGGACCAAGTTCGATATAGGGTATCCTAACTACCTTAGTTTTCAGAGAGATATATTTTTGCACATGGCAGCTTGCGAAGCCGACCCGAATTGCATCGGTCAGCTTTACACAAAGTGTCGTCGTAGTGGGTATACCAATATCTGCGCGGCGGTACTTGTCGATGAGGCTAGTCAGGTAAAAGACAAACTACTCGGAATACAGAGCAAGACAGGTAAAGACGCTCAGGAGAACATATTCATGAAGAAGGTCGTGCAAATGTTTAGGCACTACCCCTTCTTCTTTAAGCCGATCCAAGACGGTACCACAAACCCACGTATGGAGCTGGCATTCAGAGAACCATCTAAGAAAATCACGAAGAAGAACAAAACAGCGCAGGTTGGCGATGCACTGAATACGGTCATAAACTGGAAAAATACTACTAACAACGCGTATGACGGTGAAAAGCTTCACCTGTTGTACCTTGACGAGGCTGGAAAATGGGAAAAACCTACAGACATAAGAGACGCTTGGAGGATTCAGAGGACATGTTTGATCGTGGGCCGAAAAATCATCGGAAAGGCAATGGTCGGAAGCACAAGGACCTATGGGAGGATTCGGATCCGATGGAGAGGAATTCGAATGGGAGGACTAGATCTGGATTATACAGACTCTTTATACCCGCCCAGAACGCGCTAGAAGGCTTCTTTGACAAGTACGGAAACCCTGTGGTGCAAGACCCCGAAGAACCAGTGGAGGGTATTGACGGAGAGGACATCCTGATCGGCAGTAAGAAGTACCTTAAGAACGAGAGGGAGGCCTTTAAGAATCAGCCATCTGAGTTGAACGAGATCATCAGACAGTTCCCGTTTACTACGGACGAGGCATTCAGGGATAGTATCGAGGGCAGCCTGTTTAACATCGGTCAGATTTACGAGCAAATTGATCACAACGAAGACCTCTACCCAGACCCTGTTGTACGCGGCAACTTTGTCTGGAAGGACGGCCAGAAAGACACAGAGGTGTTGTTCAGGCCTGACGCAGCTGGTAGGTTTCGCGTTTCTTGGCTCCCTCCCAAGAATCTCAGAAACATTCGAAAGGAGGTTTACGGAAAGCTAGTGGCCCCAAATGAGCTGATCGGATGCGGTGGTGTTGACAGCTATGACATTGACGCTACGGTTGACGGGAGAGGATCTAAGG